CTCGAAAGCGACTGGACGACCAACGGCAACGCAGAATCTTCGACACGATCAGACTTGAAACAGAAATCGTCACCGAGTACTCTTTCGTCAATGAATTGAATCGATTCATACTTAAGAGACGCAGTGCAACAATTCCAAACGGCTAACGAATTGATGAGGAGAGTAAGGAAAGAGCCACTCGGCACACCGGAGAGCTTCTTATAAACGGAACCGTCCGGCAGACAGAGACGTGAGTAAATGAACGACTCGACGATATAATCAAAAGCTTTCTCCTTCCAAGGTTCATCTAAGTTCATGTTTGGTTTCAAGACACGAAAGAAAATGTCTTTCAAAACAAAACGACAACGAAGATTATCCCAACCAGTAATGTCAGTATTGACAAAACTGCTATCAGGATCAGAACTAAGGAAGTTGTTGAGCCTGATAATCGTTTCCTTGCCAGTCATGAAACGGCGTTGGTGGTGATAACCATCGAAAATCTGGTAATAAAAGCCGCGGAACAACATGTTTTCGAGCAACACGTTTTCGACAGGAGCGACCCAAATACAGCGAGTCTTGTTCTGATCGACAGGTGACAAATGGCCACGGAGCGCTACCTTAAACGGAATCTGCTCTACAAATCCACCACTCTTCCAAGTCGAAATCATACTACGTACGTTATCAACAGCAAGATCAAGGATTTCTCCTTTCTTCTTGCCAGGAAAAGAAAAGCCAGCGGATGTGGAGAGAGGAATTTTTGTAGCAGCTATCTCAAGTGGGATGGTAGAAACATGAGAAAAAGAGGAACAAAGGGAAGAAAGGTTCGAATCATAAATGGATTCCATGCGCTGATCAAACAACTCCTTCTTGTAAACGACGGGACCGGAATATTTCGTAAGATGGAAAAGCCCACGGCTGAAACGAGGTGACTTCGTCCAACCCTTGAGCGACTCGTGGAGATCGGGATCGAAATGCCAAAGAGCCTCCTTGACGTACTCATCAAGTATAGTGAACTTCTCAGAAACACTATAC